TTCTCCTTGGGCTTCTCTTCCTTGTGTTCTTCTGATTCCATTATTTATAGGGGCAGAGAATATATAACATATACTCTCCGCACATATGGACTTCGGCGAAATCATTGGGGCCATCATTCTTTATCTTCATCTTATGTACATTATGCTTCACATTTAAAACACGCTACCACCGCGAGCCATCTTACGTTGCGACACGGGAATGGTTTGCTGTTCACCCGATGCGGAATACGTTAGCATCTCCTTCTCTTGTCTGCGTCCCGGGCCCGCACCGCTGACACGACGACCAATGGGTTCCTCTTCCTTCTCATCAAACATCTCTTCTGCAGGGGCCGAAGGGCGAGCCTGGAATATATCGGAAGAACCAGGCATTAGAATACTACGCAACGATGGAACTGCCTTTTGAACATCAGGTACCGCACGCATAGACTGCTGGAACACAGGGACCTGTTGGGCTGCAGGGTCCTCTCCTTGAAACGGCGTTTCCTGTACAAACGAATAATTCACGCGACGGTTCGCAAACATATCCTTGCCTGGTGTCATTCGCTTGCTGGGTGCCGTCTTGGGTGTAATGCCCGATGGGTTCGTTGGAACAAGAAGGTCGTCTTTCTTGTTCGCGTTGTATTCGGAGCCACCGCCTACCTTGACCACGCTGTCATACATGGGGGCAACCGACGCAGGGTAGATACCATAGGAGCTTTGTTTGAGAACCAGGGGTTCTGAAGCATACTTCGCACCCACGCCCTTTAGCAAACGGAAATCGCCCACCTGTTGCTGAGGGGCACGACCCTTCATGAGCTGGACCGTATCGCCTACATGGACTTTGACGTTTACCGACTGTTTCATCGTTGGCTTCGCGGGCTTCTTGCTCTTACGCTTCTTGCCCCCACGCTTCATCATCTCAGGACTGCTGGAGCGACTCATTATATCAGTATAGAAGATTATTCTTTACAGCGATACTCAATCGGGTCAAAGCGTCGGAAGTACCGGATAGGTTGCGAATACATATTGATGTGCAGGAAGCTATATGCTTCAGCGGTTGCGAACTCATAAAGCCTCATGAGTTTCTCTTCGTTCGTCCCTATCTCCTTTACGAACGAATCCAGTTCGGCCTTGTTTTCGGTGTGAAAGAAGGAGATACAATCCAAGTTGGAACGGATTAAGGTAGGCAAGTAGGTGTTCCATTTCTGAAGGAGATAGATATTTGTCAGTAGCATGTGGCGGTTCTGGGTGGCTAACTTCGTAATGAGATTCGCCTGCTTGGATTTAATCATGTGAATGCAGTCGTCATAGATGATACAGTAGTTCGGTTTACCCCTCTTATTTTTCTTCTTGTGTCGCTCCGTATACGCTTCCGTTTTCGCAATGATGTCCTCTAGGACTTCGTTGTTGAGGGTGTCGTAGTACTGGTCGCCGATGTCTTCAATGAGGGGACGCATCTTATCGTCATTGGGTGCAGTCGGACTAATGACAAAGATAAGGTCAAAATGTTTGTACCAGGGACTCTCCTTCTTCATAATGAGATTTAGTAGCAGGGTCGTTTTACCACCACCCTTCCGAGCTATCAACGCATAGTTGCAGGGTTTCATCGGTAAGGGTATACTTGTGTCCGTACACTTTTGGTTGTCAAACGGTGCAAGGGCTTTCGTTAATTCACTGGAATGAACTTCCATCTTTATAATATAGGCGATTAAAATCCGCCACGGCCTCTGACACGGCGTTGCTGGCCAATCATGCCTCCTCTCTTCGCAACGGCTTCTTCCACTAGATTCGTTGTATCACGGGCAATGTCCGTTAGCTTCACGCCCAGCCACTTACTTACATTAGGCATTTCCTCAATGAGCGTCTTGAGGTCCTGCTTAATCCAGGCACGACCCTCTGCATCAAGAAACCCGCTGGCCTGTGCTAATTCCATAACAAACGTCTGACAGTTGCTGTTCAAGAAGTCATAGGTATAGAACGCCTTACCCATCTTCTTGCGACCCTTCTCTAGCAACTCCGCAATGTTAATCTTACCCTTCTGGTCGCCCATATCCAAATCATAGGTTTCGGCCTTACCGCCCTGTGTCGCGTAGCCTGGCTCTTCGCGTGCTTCCAGCTTTTCCAGCTTCTCAATGACGTACTTGTTATTGATAAGTAAACCCGTATGGAACACCTCATCAAACCCAGCCTTCTGCTTGAGTTCGTTCCACTTGCCTGCAGTAATGAGTTGTACGGCAACCACACCAGGCGTACCGACAGGTGCACGGACCATCTTGATATCCGTAATGGGTTCACGGCCGTGCTTCTTGACAAAACGTCGGAAGCGTTTGGGGAGATGCTCATCGGAGGTCAGGGCCGACCAGAGTTGCTGGAACCAGGCCGACCACGATTCGTCCTCTACCTCTTCCAGAATCGTACCACCCTTCTTCTTCATCTTTGCCATACCACCTCTGCCTTTGGCCCAGTGTGGGGGATTGTGCTGGTTCTCATACATCTGACGCATCTCATCATCTATCTTTTGCCCCATCGTCCGTGTATCGTATGGATTGCGATAACCCGCTGGAATCATTATACCCTGTGCTTAGAAATAAAGATTCTTGTATCCGTAGTAGATAGATATGTCGCTGGACGGAACAGGAAACACGTTTATTCCATTCACCATCTCCGGTTTAACGGATATTACAGCCTCTAATAGCAACCTTGGTAATGCGACTGCAACCACACTTAACATCACTTCTGCGACACCAAACAAGATTGCCCGCTTTGACGCATCAAAGAATCTAGTGAGTGCGTCGGTAGATGTTTCGGACTTGGTCCCTTACAGTGGTGCGGTGGGCAACGTTAATCTTGGGAGCAATACCCTTACCGCGAACAAAGTCGTTGCCCCCACTGCAGAAGTAGATGTACTGAAGGTTATGTCGGCTGGAGATGATTATTCAGTGGCGGTAAACGCTAATAATTTAGAAATCAAGAATCTAACCACGAATCTAAAAGTCTATACAGACGGCGAGTCATTATGGGCTCCTGGAAGATTAACAGCGGGTGAAACCGTTTATACAGTAGATACCCAACTAACAGGCAATCAATACTTTCGTTATGGTACAGCAACGCAGTTCTCTGAGGGTGTTAATATCAATGACAACTATCAAATCTCCGATGATACGGGGTCGGCCGTATTGGAACTTAGCAAAACAACGGGTGCTACCGTTGCTAAATTAAATATAACCAGTGTACCGTCCGCGACCCCAACCCTAGCACTTGGAGTGAATGGGAGTGGTGGGGTGGTGTCCTTTGCGGTTCCAAGTGCGACGAACTTGTTGCCCTTAAACAATACCTGGACGGGCACGAACACGTTTAACAATACCGTGGCGATGGGTGATACCTATACTACGAATGTGAATAGTGCCTTTGCGTCCAATCAGACACCAATCGCCAATGCGACTAATCTTGCGACAGGCGGAACAGATTTTACAGGTGCGATGCCTGTCTGCGTTCTTACGAAGCCATCGTACTATAATCTCACGGGTGTAGGAACGCTCGCCATGAGCGTGGGACTTGACTTGGGATACACGGGTGGGTCTTTCACAGCAGGAGCTTCAACGACCATAACAGGTTCTTGGACGGCTAACACGGTTAGCAATCGCATCGCCACCATTACTTTTGATGTATCGGCACACATTGGGAAATCGCTCCGTTGCGTATGGGAAAATCTTACACCCCTTGTGTTTGCTACCAGTCCGCCCCCATTCTTTACCGTTGTTAATGGTCCTACAACGGTATACTCTTCGCCACAGCCGATTTCAGGGACAACCACCTATGCGTGGAACTTTACACCTACCGTTGGAACAACGACCATTACCTATACTGTTCAGTCCACAGGTACGCCATCTTTACCCGCATTCTCTTGGACGGGGTTCAGCATCAAACAGATTGGGGCATCACGCCTTGCCTACAAAACGGGGGCGAAGTACACAGCGACTTTTACCAATATGATTGCGTCGCAACTCATGTATTTATCAGTCTATCAATATACTGCAGCGGGTGGAACGCCCTTAGCCATTAGTGATATATCCAATATACCCATTACTACATCAGCACAAACAATAACCATTACCTTTAGCGTTAATATCTTTTCTACCAATCTGGGAACGGTAGTATTCTTCTTTCAAACCTCATCTGCCAACCAGTATGTTCGTTTTAATTCAATGACATTAACCCGTGCGGATATGACGATTTCTGGTAATATTCAAAGTAGTGTTATTGCAAGTTCAGCCATTGTATCCGCTAATCCATCGGGCAATAGTGGAAATGGAACAGTAGTAAATATGACCGCTTTTAATGGTGCATTTGGTTCTATTGAAGTCTATGATAATGTTAATGCAACCAGTGCGAATAAATTACCCCTAGCCTTACAGGCGTATGGAGGTTCAGTTGGAATTGCGACAACGTCGCCATTAGCTACCTTTCAGGTTATTGGAACAGGCAATATTTGTGGTGGGACGAACTTTGCGAACCTCAATGGTTATATGCAAACAGGCTCATTAACCATTGGAGATACATTACGAAACTATGGCGGAGGTAATTTATGGACTAGCAACACCGCAGGGTTATTATTGGAATGTTTAGATAATACCGAAATAGCAGTTCATGATGCAGGAAATAGAGTAGCCTCTTTGATGTACTATACAAACGCATCTAATAGCTTTATCATGGGGCGTGATATGGGTTGG